CGAAGTTTCGATAGCCACTTAAGCGCTATCAAAAATCAACTTTTTACTACAAGATCACTTGCGCTTTTTTTAAAAAAGCGCTATAGATCAATTACTATATAAATTAATTAGAACGTAGACGCGTATAGTCGACGGCCTAGAGACTACGTTCGCAAACTAGGAGGATATAATTATGGCAAACACTACATTTAATGGAGCAGTACGATCTGAGAATAATTTTAAAGTTATCAGTAAAACTGCAGCCACAGGACTAGTCTCTGATCGAACGATCGGTGACGGGTTGAAAGACTCTCGAAGATATTATCTTGAAGAGTATTTTAATAAACTTCCTGCTCTTAACGCTTACCTACAAGGCTCAGAAACAAAAGACTGGGGCAGCATAGATGACGGCAATGAAGCAGCAGAAGACGTAACAGTTACAGGCGCAGCACTAGGAGACTATGCGGTAGCAACAATGAGTATTGATGTTACAGACTTAACTATAACGGCATCAGTAACAGCATCAAACGTAGCTACAGTTGTTTTAGGAAACTTCACAGGTAGTGCGGTAGACCTTGGATCTGGAACATTAACAGTTAAAGTATTTAAAGCTGGTTCAACAGGAGTAGGTAAAAACACTAACTTTGAAGTATTAGGTACTAACATGACTACAGCGTTAGCTACTAGAAATGCTACTGTTGCAGCAGTTACGCTGTCAACAGCAGGTGCTGACCAAGACCAAGCAATTTTGGCTCCACACTTAGACAGTGGACAAACAGCTTGGACAGGTGTTGGTTGGGGTACTGAAAACCAAACTGAATGGGAAGGTCTAATTCGAACAAGTTCGGCTATTGACAACCAAAAAATTTGGGCTGGTTTAAAATTGACAAACGATCAACTTCCCTCAACGGATGCAGATCAGGCGTATTTTTATTTTTCGACTGATGCAACGAATGGGCAAGTATTGTCAACTTATACACCATTGTACTTTATTCATTCTAATAACGGCACTGACTATCTAACGAACTTAGGTATCACAGTGGCGGCAGATACAAATTATCATTTAAAAATTTCGATTGATAGTGACAGAAAACCATCTGCTTTTGTGAATGGTAGACAATACAGTTTAACAACAAGTGCAATAACGGCTTTTGATGGTTCAACTGAAGTTAGTGGAACAACTCAGGCAACTATTGCAGCGAGTTATTCAGCTGGTAATGCTAACACTCAATAGGGTGTAGCATTGACAAACGACATTAATTTAATTCCTTACGTAGGGATTGAAGCTGGCGACGGCGCGGCAGCAGCAGTAAACGTTAGTTATAGTACAATTAGCAGACTACTGTTTGAATAATAAATAAATTAAGATGGGGCTTCGGTCCCATCTTAACAAAATTAGGAGAAAATTTATGTCAACAGATATAAAATCATCTGCAGTAATTACAACTACAGCGCTCGACGCCGATGGTTTATCGACTGCAGCAGCAGTTGGAAATAATGCAGCACTCACTTTAGGTGGAGCATTAACTTCTGGAGGCGCTTATACAGCAGATACTGGAACAGCTAGACAAATTACACTTTTAAGTGCAGGTGACGATTCAGGCATTGAATTTACAGTTGTAGGAACAGATGTTATTGGAGACGCTTTAACAGAAACTGTTACGGGAGTAAATGATGATACAGCAACAAGTACAGGCTATTTTGCAACAATATCGTCAATAACAGCGGTCGGAGATCCAGCAGGAAATATGTCTGCAGGAATTAATTCTGAAGTAGCAGGCGTTGTTTTTGAAGGTCGTACACGAGTTAAAAATTTAAATTGGACTGGTGGCGGTGCTATTGGATCAATTTACGTAAGAAATAGTGGAACAGCAGGAACAAGTTTAATAACAGTTCGTTCTAATGCTACTTTAGGAGTTAATGATAATCTTAATTTAGCAGACGATGGGGTTGTTTTTCCTGATGGAGCTTATATTACTTATACAGAAACACAGTGCAATAGTGTAACGGCATTTTACGGATAGTAGGTAGCATATGGCTAATACTACTTCCGGAACAGTAACGTTCGACAAAACATTTGCTGTTGATGAGATTATCGAAGAAGCCTACGAACGAATTGGCTTACAATCTGTTTCGGGATATCAATTAAAAACAGCAAGACGCTCTTTAAATATTCTTTTTCAAGAATGGGGTTATCGAGGTTTGCACTACTGGGAAGTAGGCGATACCAATATTGATCTTGTTGAAGGTCAAGCGGAGTACATTTTCTATAGAGCTACAGGAGATGGAACTTCTGCAACTACAGCTGGAGGAACAACAGGGACATCTACTTATGGTTTAGCTGATGTTTTAGAAGCTACCCTTAGATCTGATAAAGGAGATACGGATCAAGCTGATTCCACGCTTACAAAAACAGATCGATCAACTTATTCTGGATTAGCTAGTAAATTATCAAAAGGAACACCTTCTAGATATTTTGTTCAAAGACTTGTTGATAAAACAACGATCAATTTTTATCCAACACCTGATTCATCTAATGCATCAAAAGACGTTCATATTTTCTTTGTAAAAAGAGTTCAAGATGCAGATGCAACTTATACCGATGCAACCGATGTGCCTTATAGATTTATTCCTTGTATGGCGTCAGGACTATCATTTTATTTAGCACAGAAATACGCGCCTCAAAGAGTACAAGAATTAAAATTATTATATGAAGACGAATTAAAAAGAGCTTTGGCAGAAGATGGATCTTCTACAAGCACTTATATAACTCCGGAGTCTTATTACCCGAGTGGATAATTATGGCATTTGCAAGAGGAAAATACGCTAAAGCGATCTCAGACCGAAGTGGAATGGAGTTTCCCTATAATGAAATGGTTAGGGAATGGAATGGTTCTTTTGTTCATAAGTCTGAATTTGAAGCACGACATCCTCAAGATCAACCAAGAGCTTATGGTGCAGAAGGACATGGGTTAAGGAATGCAAGACCAGCAAGAACTGAAAAAACAGTTGTTGGCATATTAGGACCTAATCCTTTTGAAACAATTGCAGCAGGAGCCGGTATTATAAATGTTTTTGAAAAAAGTCATGGAAGATCAACAGATGACACGGTACGATTCAGAGGTCCTATTTGGACAAGTTCTGATTCTGATGCTTATCAAAATCCAGTGGGTTTTGATGGTGTTACAGGAGCGAATTTAGCAAAAGCCGCTGGCTACTCGATTACCGTTGGCACGCGAGATTCAAGCGGCACGATTACGAATACCGATGACTACTATCACTTTACTGTAGATACAAACACTGCTACAGCTGGAGGAATATCAGGAGGAGGCAATAATTGTTCGGCTGGTCCGGCAACTTTAGAGGCATAATATGGCAGGATTTACATACTCAACACTCACAACAGCAATTCAAAATTATACGGAAGTAGGAACCGGTGTACTTTCAAGTACGATTACCGATCAATTTATTGATAACTCTGAACTTAGAATACAAAGAGAAATTCCTATTGATGCCGATCGAAAAGAAATGATTGGCAATTTAGTCGCTTCAACAGATAATGTTCATGCTCCTGCTGGAACTTTATTTGTAAGAGGCCTTCAAGTTTATACTTCAACAACGGTTGCAACAGGCGCTAATAGCTGGTTGGAGAAGAAAGATATTAGCTTTTTAAGAGAATATGATGCAGCTGAAACAACTACTGGCACACCAAAATATTATGCTATGTCGGGAGGAGCAGAGGGAGTAGGTGCAACTTCTTCAGGAAGAATTACAATTGTTCCAACACCTTCTTCAGCTTTTATGTACAAAATTCATTATAATGCTAGACCAACAGGATTGAGTTCAGCAAATACTACAACTTATTTAAGTTTGAATTTTGGCAATGGACTTTTATATGCCTGCTTGGTAGAAGCATTTAGCTATTTAAAAGGCCCAATGGATATGCTACAATTATACGAACAAAAATATCAAACCGAAGTACAAAAATTCGGCGGAGAACAATTAGGTAGACGAAGAAGGGATGATTATACGGATGGTGAACCACGTATACCTGTTCCATCTCAGACACCGTAAGGATTAAAATATGGCAACATTAACAGTCTCAGTCAAAGAAGCAATTACACTTAACAACATCGATTATGGATCAGAAAGATCTTTGGATATTTCTAGTGTAAATGAAATTACAAAAAGAGTTGTAACTGCAAGTACAACAGAATGCGGATTAATAGGATTTATATCTGCCATTAGTGGAGTAGGTGTAAGTGCAAATAAAGTTGGATACGTTGCAGGCATGTTTGATGATGGTGATGTACGATATATCAGAATTACAAATTTAGATTCATCGAATCATATTATGTTAACGTTTAGAGATGAAGATAACACAGAATTTAGAATGAAGGTTGACGCTGGTCACTCGTTTATTTATCCAGGTGATAATAGTGGTGGCGTTGTAGATACAATGAAAGCGGCAGGATCAGCTTTGGCTTCAGGTCTTTCTGACTTAGTAGATATTACAGTAGATACAGATACAGCATCTTGTGATGTTGAGGTATTTGTAGGGAGCGCTTAATGGCATCAACCTATACGGATATTGGAACTGAGTTGATGGTAACTGGCGAAAACGCCGGTAACTGGGGAACAATAACTA